TAAATCTGATTTAGAGGATATTAATAACAAAATAAAAGATTTATCTTTAAAAAAAGTAACTGATAAAAGAAAGGAAACTATTAAAAAACTTAAAAGCAAAGCCTTTAAATTAAAAAGTAAACTTTTCAGAAAACAGAGGTTTCTTAAAACTGATATTGTTTTCGGTTCTAAAAAACTTCTAAGAGAAATTAGTTATCTATCTAATTTTAAATATATTAATTTGGATAAATTATTAAATAAAAAAACCGAATACACTGAAAAAAGAAACGGAACTATATTCTTGATGGGCGAAGCCAATCAAAAAGGTAATAGGTTTTTTAATTTCGATTTAATTAATAAAACGATTATTTATAAACCGAAAAACGGTACTAAAATAGAATTTAAACTTTCTAACAGAAAAGATAAATTTGAAAAAGAAATACAGAATGCTATTAATAATAAACAGTTATCTATATCTGTTTCATTTAACAAAGATATATTTTCTATTTCTTATGATGAATCCACACTTTGCGGATTCGCAATAGACAAAGCTGAAAGGCTAAAAGAAATTAAAGAAGCCACTAAAAACTGTGTAAATAAAGAAGAATACAGTTTAATAGCTAAACAAGTATATAAAAAATTTTACGATAGACTTAAACAAAGACAATTATCCGATAAATTAAGTAATAGGTATTTAGGGGTTGACCTAAATCCCGAACATATAGGTTATTCAATAATAGACTTAAATAAAGATAAAACTTTTAATATTGTTAAAAGTGGTTCTTTTAATTTTAAAAAATTAATTAAGAAGAGTGGCTTAAGAAGCGATTCCGAAGAATCCATCTTCATTAATAATAAAAGAAAACACGAAAGAAAAGAGGTTATTTGTGAATTATTTAGTTTAATGAAACATTACAAAGTTGGACACTTTGTTATGGAAGACTTAAACTTTAAACCGAATAATGATAATTTTACAAAGGAATTTAACAGAAAAACAAAAAATATATGGGATAGAGAGTTGCTCTCTAACCTAATAAATAAAAAATGTACCGAAGGCGGTTATCAATTAATAAGTGTAAACCCCGTTTACACATCACTAATAGGTAATCTGAGTTATCAAGTCTTCGACCCAGTTGCAGCCTCAATAGAGATTACTCGAAGAGGTTCTGTAAAGTACGAAAGTGGTGGTTTTTCCCCCATAGAGAATGTATCAACAACCCACACTACGGAGGTGGTCGCTAAGCGCAACCACATAGATGTTGGGTTGATTAGAGATGCATCTTGGAAAGAGCGCTATACCATCTTAACCGATAAACGGAAAAAATTTAGATATAGATGGGGTGAAAAGGTTGGGGCAACCTATTCATTTAGCTTAAAATCACATAAGAGTAAACTTAAACATACAGTGTACTGTATCATATAAGTTTTAATTATCTTATATTATTTTATGTATCTGACATATTCTTTCAATTATTTAACAAAAAGTCCATTTCTTAATAATATGGTGAGTTTACAATGACTAATTTATCACTGTAAATGATGGAAAATCTTAAATATTTAATTGAATAAAAATATTTGTTAAAAAAAAATGTTTTTCTACTAAAAAAAAGTATTTATATGAAAATAATTAATTTAAAATAATAAAAACAATATGGCAACTACTGCAAGAGGATTAAACTCTACGCCAGGCGTATATACAAGAGAATTTGATTTAACATATTCTGCTAAATCACTTGGTGTAACTACACTTGGACTTGTTGGTGAAACACTTATAGGACCAGCATTTCAACCAATTCCCATAACAAACTGGAATGAGTTTAAAACGTATTTTGGGGGTACTAGCATTGAAAAATATGCAAATGGATATCCAAGATATGAATTACCATACGTGGCTAAATCTTATTTGGGTGAATCTAATCAATTATATGTTACAAGGGTTCTTGGATTAAGTGGATATAAATATGATGGGCTTTGGACATTATATAATACAGCTTCTGGTAATACTGTTGAAGCTCTAACGGCTTTAGCTACAATTCGTTCTAAGGCTTTCTACACTACTGGAGAAACTTTACAGGCTTTGGTTACAGGTATTACAATAACAGACGGCCCTGTTACAGGTTTAACAACTGATTTTAATTTGGTGGCGGCCAAATATGGAGGTGGAACTGAAACCTATAACGTGTCACTGGATTCAACTAAGAAAAATTATATTTTAAGCGTTATAGGTAATTCACCTTTAGATTCAACAGATTCCTTAATTTTTGTTGAAGAAATGTTTGAAACTACTATTAATGAATTGGTTGAAAGTACCACTACTTATAAATTCTATAATTCCGCTGAAATTAGACTTTCAGTTAAAGAAACAAGACACAATAATTATAGTAGCACTTACTCGTATGCTAAAACTCCTTGGTTTGTATCTGAAGTTAAGGGTAATAAAATTATACCTTTATTTAGATTTATAACTATTACCGATGGTGAGAACGCTAATAAAATGTTTAAAATTAGTATCGCTAACATAGATTTAACAACATCTAAATTTGATGTTTATGTTCGTTCTATTAACGATACAGATTCTAATCCTGTTATATATGAATCGTTCACTAATTGTAGTTTAGATCCAAATAGTGGAGCTTCATATTTAGGTCAAAAAATTGGTACTATTGATGAGGTTAATAGCACAAAATCTAAATATATCATAGCTGATATTAATGAAGATCCATTAGTAGCTAAATCAATTCCTATGGGATTTGCTGGTTATGAAGTTAAATATATTAGTGTATCTGGAGCTACTGCAAGTTCAAGCGACTTCTTTAAACCAACTAAAATTGTATATAATGTAGCTTATAATGATGATATTAAACAGAAAAAACAATATTATGGTTTAAGCGATTTAAAAGGTGTAGATGTTGATTTCTTTAAATTTAACGGTATTGATGCAAGTGGTTTAACAATTACCGATGGTTTCCACATGCAAGGTTCTGCTTCTGGAATTACTAGTGTTTCTGGTATTGGTTATGACACTATTACATGGCAAACATTAGAGTCTAACACTGAAACCGAAACATTTAGCGATAAACGTTTAATGAAATTTACTACATATTTTTATGGCGGTTTTGATGGATGGGATGTATTTAGAGATAACAGAACCAACACAGATGGATATCAATATAATAGATTTGTTAAACTTTACCCTAATCAGGTAGATGTTGATAACACTAAACAATTTAAATCATTTGCTGGGACAGATTTAGAAACTAGTTTAGGTATTCCTAATGTTAATGAAAATGTTGGTATTACAAGCGATTTTTATGCATTTTTATCTGGAATACGTAGTTTCTCTAACCCAGAGGCTGTTGATATTAATTTATTTGCAACGCCTGGTATTGATTTAATAAATAATAGTTTATTGGTTAATGAGGCTATCGAAATGTTAGAAGAAGAACGTAAAGATGCTTTTTATGTGGTTACATCTCCAGATAAACCTTACGGTACTACTGATGATACAAAAGCTAGTATGTTTAGCGCGGATGACATTATAGGTGAATTAGAAAATACAGGAATTGACACAAACTTTGCAGCTACTTATTATCCTTGGGTTAAATTCTATGATAAAGAGCTTGGTCAATATTTGTTCTTGTCACCAACAAAAGATGCTATTAAAACAATGGCTTATACCGATAATGTTGGATTTTCTTGGTTAGCACCTGCTGGTTTAGGTAGATCTCGCGTTGAATGTGAAAAAGCTAAGAAAAATTTAACTTTACCAGAAGAAAAAATATTGATTGATGGTAGGGTTAACATATTAAAAACATTTTCTGATAAAGACAAAGGTGTAAAAATATGGAGTCAAAAAACACTTCAAGTAAGTGATTCTCAATTAAATCGAATTGGTGTTAGACGTATGATGTTGTATCTTAGAAAAATGGTTAGAAATTCAAGTTTACCACTTATTTTTGAACCTAATGATAATACAACAAAAAACAAATTCTTAGAAATAGTTAATCCTATTTTAAATAACGTTAAAACCAATAGAGGTATTTCTGAATTTAGAATTGATATAGATGATTCAGTAGAAGCTAAGGCTAGACACGAAATGAATGTTCAAATCTGGATTAAACCAATAGGTGCTCTTGAATTTATTAATATCGACTTTATGATTACAGACGAAGGATTTGACTTTAATTCGATTTAATTAATAAGTTAAATTAAAAATAATCAAAAACGGCTACCAAAACAAATGTTGGTAGCCGTTTTCTTTTTGTCAATCAATTTTCGAGAGAGGTTGGCAATATTTTTTTTATTGAAAATTCTTTTTAACCATTCTAAGAGTGAAAAGATTTGGAAAGTTTTCCGTAAAACTTTCTATTGATTCAAAAGTGTAAATTATGAAATCTTCATTTTCATTTTCTTCAATTAAGTCAATAAATTTTTCGGTTGTTGAAAAATTAAATGACGATACACTTAGTGTATAATCTTTATGTTTAAAAATTGGAAGTTCAGTTACATAAATATTATGTTTTCCTTGAATATAATTAATTAATTTAATAATATTTTCATTTTTAAATAGACTAATATTTAATTCATTTTCATTAAACGACATCTGTTTAAATAAATTATTTATTAATATAAATTTTTTATATTCTGGTATATTTATAGTTCCATTTCCTTTCGAATAAATCTGTTTTAAGTGTGAATTATAATTTGTAAATTTATTTTTATTCGTTTTAAATTCCAAATAAAAATTAATTAATTCCCCATAATCAACTTTTGAATTTATTTTTTTTAATAAAATATCTTCTCCATTAAAATAGTTTTCTAATTCCTTATGATAAACCATTTGTTCTATCGGGTTTAATAATAACATTTTAATAGTTTCCCCGTATAAATTATTTTGTAAAAGCCATTTAAATAATTCAAATTCTTGTGGTATTCTATTTAATCTATAAATAAAATCATTAAATTCCTTTTTATTTTCAATCGGTACTATATCATCAGATATTTCAATTTTAAGAGTGTTATCAGTTAGTTGTCTTAAAAAATAGACTGTTAAAAATTGTTGTTCCATATTATTTTTCATTATATTTCCAATCCATTTTACCACTTGTGGTTGAATATACGCCTGGTTTAATACCAGTTGTTATGTGTTGTTGTAAAATTATAAAAATTAAATCAATATTTTCTATAATGTAATTATGATGTTCTAACATATCCTTTTCAACATCATATCCATACTTTTTACCGTCGAAGTCATATTCTGTTCCTGGTGTAAACTTATCCCATATTCCAAATATCATTGCAAGATCTTCAAAAAGGAAATCACCGCCATACGGATTATATATATCCATACCAAATTTATAATCACCAATTTTTTCAAATTTAATATTTTTAATTAAATTGATGTGAGTTTCTGTTAAAATAACTTTAATTTTTGCCATAATTATTTTTTTTTACAAATGTACTATTAATATTTTATATAAACAAACGTTTTTTTAAATTATTTTTAACAAATTTTTAAAAAAATGATATTTATTCATATAAAAATAGTTGATATGAGCGAAAAAAATAAAGAAAGGTTAAAAAAGTTTTTAAATGTAACATTTAATCTACAATTTTCCACAAGTAAATTACTTGCTTATATTATTGTTGGTCTTGGGGCTTGGGTGTCATTGGAATTAAAGATGGATAGCCCATTTACAATTGGTGTGGTAGCTTCGGCAGCTCTTTTTGGTGTAAAGGTATGGGGAGATGGTAAATCACCTAAAGCAATTAGTGACATAAGTAAAAAAAATGAAGATGCAATTTAAAAAAAATAAATAAAAAAGATATTAATTTTAAAAAATAACTATTTATAATAAAAAATAAACATGAAAAGCGAAAAAGCAGAAATTAGACAAATGTTAGATGAAATGAGAGGTTATATTAATATTAATGAAACTTATATGTTCCCATCTGATACCCATGTTAAAGAGGAATCTAACGATGTTCCAATTGATATTGATTTAGACCCTATTTCATCTGAAGAACCAACAAAAGAAAATATTCCAGTTGACTCAGTTAAGGAAAAATTAGGTTCTATTAGAAAAATAGCTATTGGTTTACTTGGTGAGGTTGAACCAACAGAAAAACCAGAAGATTATAAAACAATAAAATCTATTTTGGATTTATGTGATAAATTTTCAGTTAATAAACCAGAAGTTAAAAACGATATAAAATAATTAATATAAAAAATAAAATAAAATGGCTGATGTTTTAAGTCAAATACCTTTAAAATACGAACCGTTAAGAAATAATAGGTTCATTGTTAGATTTCCAGCTGATTTAGGGTTACAGCCTTGGTATGTAACATCAAGTGGCTTTCCCGCTATCAATCAAAAAGAAGTCGAAATACCTTGGATGAATACATCTACATGGGTTTTAGGCCGATATACTTGGGAAAAGATTGATGTAACCTTTAAAAATTTAATTGGTCCATCTTCTGCTCAGGCTATTATGGATTGGGTTCGTTTGGAAAGTGAATCTGGAACTGGTAGACAGGGTTATGCTGCTGGTTATAAAAGAAATTTTACTATCGAGCTTTTAGATCCTAATGACGTTACTGTTCAAAAGTGGTTGATTGTTAATGGTTTTCCAACAAACGTAAGTTTTGGTACTGGTAAATATGATGATGATTCAATTTCTGAAATTTCTTGTAGTTTTGTTTATGACTACGCACTTCTTGTATTCTAAAAGAAAAAAACTAAGTTTAAATTAATTGGTTTGGTGATGATTAATTTCATTACCAAACCAATTTTTGTTTAACAGTGATATATCATGAAACAACCAACACCAACCACTAAAATTAAAATAAAACCATCTAAAAAGAAAGTAAAAGAAGAAAAAAAACTTTCTTATGGGACTTCTAAATTAGAAATTTATTTTGCTGAAAATTTTTTAGATAAATTAGGTGTAAAATACGAATATCAAAAACAATTTAAGTCAATTAATAGGGTTTTTGACTTTTGGTTGCCAGAATGTAATGTTTTGGTTGAGGTGGATGGGGATTACTATCACCTTAATACTGAGGTAATTACAAAAGAACCATCAAGAATGCAGAAGAAAAATATGCGGGTTGATAAAATAAAAGATAAATGGGCTTTGTTAAATAATATTATATTAATTAGGGTTTGGGAAAACGATATTCATAAGAATCCTGTAAAAGTGATGGAAATGTTGGAAAAAAGAATAGGTTATTCAACAGAAAAACAAATTTTAAAAGAAAAGAAAAAATCAGGTGAATTTTTTATTAAAAAAATTTAAACATAAAAATTTTTTTCTATTGTATTTATTGATAAATTAAAAAAATGGAAGAAAAAAATTACATGACAGTTGAAAATGATCTTTTGGTAGATGTTTTAGCTGAGGCTATGGCAAAAAACCCAAACGGTAAAGATTTAGCAAAAATAAAAGAATTATTACCACAAGGTTATTTTGAATCACAACAAAAGGTTAAACAAAAACAACCAACCGAAACAATTGAAGTTGATGGTTTTAATAATTATGATTTTAATAATTATCAGGATACCGATTCATACGATGTTCCACACGATTTAATCCCTCTACCATCTAAGGGTCTTATATATGGTCCGAATTTTAAGAGTGAAAAGATAGCAGTTGCTTATTTGAATGGTTCAGATGAAGATTTAATTTCAAGCCCAAATTTATATGCAGATGAATATCAATTATTCAATACAATTTTAAGACGTAAGATTTTAGATAAAAATATTAAACCTGAATTGTTATGTGCTGGTGATAGGGATGCTATTTTAATTTGGCTTCGTTCAACTTCCTACGGTGAAATGTTTGCAATTGTAGCAAATGATGAATATGGTGAACAATTCGAGTCAAATGTTGATTTAACAAAATTTAAAACAAAGGAATTTAAATTAATACCAAATCAAAATGGTTTATTTGAATTTAAGTTACCAAAATCAGGTGATTTAATTGAATTTAGATTTTTAATTCAAAAAGATGAGTTAGAATACGGTAAATTACTTCAAAAGACAAATGATATGTTAAAAAAACATACATTAACAAGCGCTAAGGATTTATTGATTGAAATTTTAGGTAGTGATAAAACTATTGAAAAGAATAAAAAGAAAAAAATAGATGAAGCCTTAAAAATCATTGCCGATCATATTGAAACAATTGATGATACAACTGGGGTTATACATAATAAAGGTATTACATTTCGTTTAAGTCGTTCGATTGTTGCTATTAATGGTGAAAGGGATAGAAATTTTATCAATAATTATGTAAATAATATTTTAGCAACTGATTCGTTAGCTCTTAGAAAACATATTTCCGAAAATACACCTGGATTAGATTTAAATATTGAAATTAAAAAACCAGAGTCTCTCGGAGGTGGGACAATAAACAAAACATTTCAATACGGCCTTGATCTTTTCGTTAACTATAACTGATTTTAAACAACAATTGTGGGACGAAATATGGTCTTTTGAAACTTATGTAAGTGGTTCTAATGGTGGTAATATGTCACACGATGAGGTTATGAGATTACCGATACATTTACGTAAATATTATATTCAAAGACATAATGAAAAAGTAAAAAAGGAAAAAGAGGAGTTTGAAAGAGCCAATAAAAAAAAGCATAATTAATTTTATGCTTTTTTTGTTTTATTTTTCTAACAATTTTTTAACTCTTTTTATTCTTCTAATTTTATCAACAAAATCTGGATATAATGTTCTTGAATTTTCATTATTTTTAAATAAATTTTCATTTTTGTTTAAAAATTGATATAATGAATATATATCACCGTTCATTTGGTATATTTCATTTTCAGTATAACACTTCCCCTTTCCACTTGAAATCGGTAATGTGTCTTTCAAATTTTTATCCAATAAATCATCTTCATTAATTATGTTTTCAACTAATGTTTTTATATCATTAATATTTAAAATTCTTTTTTCCATATTTTTTATTAATAAATAGTTATTCATTTAAAAAAATAAATAAACATAAGCAAAAAAAATAAAATAATTCTATTTATATGAAATTGAAATAATATGGCAGATGCATTATCTGAAAAAACAGGACAAGATTTAGCTAAGGCTTTAAAAAATTTAACTGAGTCTATTAATAAGGGTGGTATAGGAGGAAAATCATCTGGGGGAGAAACATCTAAAAACCAAGTTGATACTGAACAAAAAATAAATGGTATATTAGCTAAAAGACTTAAAGATAGTAAAGATTATCAGAAAATAATGGATAAAATAAAGGTCAATAATGAAAAGGCTATTAAATATTCCAAAGAAAATGAAAAGTTAGAAAAACAAAAACTTCTTTATATACAAAAACAAACTGAGTTCGAAAAATTAAGGGACGCTAAGGCTGCTTATATGACTAAATCTCAACTTGTTGCTCACGGTAAAATGTTGAAGTCGGCTGAGGCTGAATTAAAAAAAGAAGCTGAGAAATACAAATTATTAGAAAAAGAAGTTAAATTAGAAAAGGAAAAAGCTAAAATTGAAGCGAAGGAAAGAACTGATAATGCGAAATCTATTGCTAGGCAAGAAAAATTTGATAAGGCAAAAGCCAAGGTTTCTGAAAAATTAGCTGTTGCTGGAAAAGCCACTGGTAATTTTTTACTTGAACAAGGAAAGGCCATATTAAATAATGTTTTAAATGCTGATAGCGCTATTTCAAAATTATCGGCCAACTATGCTCTTTCCAAAACAGAGTCTGGTTATTTAAAGAAAAATATAGGTGAAGTCGCTTGGCAAACACAACGTATTGGTGTTGGTTTTGAGGATTTAACAAAAATGCAAACATCTTACACTGACCAAATGGGTAGATCCGTTATGCTAGGTAAAGATAATATGATTTCAATGGCACAAACATCTGTGGCATTAGGTCTTGGGGTTGAAGCCACTGGTAAGATGGCTGCCGACATGGATTTGTTTGGTATTGGTGTTAAAGATAGTATGAATCTATTTGCTGAGATGACCGATTTAGCTAAAAAATCTGGTGTTTCTGCTAGTGTTACAGCAAAAAAATTTGAGGGTAATTTAAAGTTAGCCAATACATATAATTTTAAAAACGGTGTTGAAGGTGTTAAACGAATGACAGTTGAAGCCACTAAATTAGGGATTAAAATGGAATCAGTAGCTGCACTTGCAGATAAGGTTTCAAGTCCAGAGGGTGCTATCGAAACAGCTGCTAAATTACAAGTGCTTGGCGGTAGTTTTGCTCAAATGGCTGACCCTATGATGTTGTTAAATCAAGGCATTACTGATATGGAAGGTTTAACAAAAACTTATTCAAAAATGTTAGATAATGTTATTTCAGTAAATAGTAAAACTGGTGAAATAAATGAAAATGGTTATGAAAAGATAAGGGTTAAGGCTGCTGCTGAGGCTGCTGGTATTTCTTTTGATGATATGATGAATGCATCTAGAACAAAAGCTAAGAGAGCTGCTATTACAAGTCAGTTAGAGGTTAATACAAACATAAAAGAAGAAGATAAGGATTTAATTGCATCGTTAGCAACTTTTGATAAAGGTATTGGTGCATATACAGTAAATGTTAAGGGACAACAAAAAACAGTTACTAAATTAGATAAAGCAGATTTAGAATATATAAAACCACAAGAGGCTAAAATTTCAGATATAGCAGAAAATACCATGGGTATAAGAGAAATACTTCAAAATAATCTTGTGGCGTTGTATAGTGCGTTTAGCGGGGTATTATTACCATTATTAAATGACTTATCTAAAATACTTTTAACTGTTTTTGGAAAAATTGATAATTTTATATCACCAGGCGTTACTGAGGGAATAAACATGTCATCTGGTGTTGGTAGTAATTTAGCAATGCCAAATAATGGTAACGGTGTTATGGGTGGTACTGGCGCAGCTATTAGTTTAGCTAAGTGGTTAGGCGCTGGTGGAAAAACAATGTCAAAAATAGGCGGCATAGGGGCGGTTGCTGGTGGGGCTATGTCTGGTGGGGCTGAATATATGAAAACAGGTGATATTGGTAAATCTTTCGCTGTTGGTGGCGGTAGTGCTATAGGTGGATTAGCTGGTGCTGCAATAGGTCAAATGTTAATACCAATACCTGGTGTTGGGGCTTTAATAGGTGGTGTTGCTGGTTCTATGCTTGGGGAAGCTATTGGTCGTTATTCTACTGGTAATTCTCAAACAAATAGTATTAATGATGGTATTATTTCAAAAGATGGTAAAGTAACTAGAATAAATGATAGTGATAGTATTTTAGCATTTAAACCTGGTGGTCAAATTGACAGAAACGGTATTTTACCGTCTCCTAATCAAAGAGTATTTCAAGGAATTAGCCAACCAATATATGGAAGTTATAACGGTAATAACAATGGTGATACTGGTGTTGGTAAAATAGATGTGAGTGGTGTTATAACACTTAATTTAGTTGGTGGTGGAACTGCAAATTTGAATGCAAATGATTTAATACATAATCAACAATTTTTAAAATTAATGGCCAGAAAATTATCAGCTCAGATTAATAGAGATGCCAATGGTGGAAAACAGTCTACGTCACTTGGTCCAGATGCTATTTAAAAAAAACTGTATGTTCATAAAAACAAGTTGTTCATTGTCAATGAACACTTAAAAATATTGAGCACATAAATAAACATGTGGTAATTTAAAATATGGTAAATTTTTATCTTTAATTAAAAAAAGTTAAATTTTTCTATATTATAAAAATAATTTTAAAAAACACTTGTTTATTTAAAAAAAAAGTAGTAAGTCCGCGTGTACACGCGTTCATTGATGTAAAAATCTTAAGAAAAATATGTTATTTAACAAATGTTTACTTTACAGTTGTTTTTTAAATTACATATTTAAAATAAAAACATATGTTTATTTAAATAAAATATTTTAATTTAATATACATATGATTAAATAACATATGTTAGAAAATTTTTTTAAAAAATAAAAAAAATGTCAATTAAAACAATCAACAGCGTATCACCAGCTATAAGAGATAAAATGTTAAATCAAACGATTGGTAAATATCCAATGGTTAAAGCTCCGCTAATAGATCCAATTGGTAAATTTATAGATATTTATTCAATACCAAATAAAACAAAATATTTTGCTGGTGAAGAAGGTCTTTTAGAATATACTTCAAAGGAAGTTATGAAAAAAATAGACTATACCAATTATAGAGATGTTGATAGTTTTGTTTTAAAATATATTGATCAAAAAAATAAATACACCAAAGACAATAGTTATTTAGATAAAACAGGTGATAACCTTTTTGAAAAAATAACCAACCCAATGTTAGATTATTTTTTAGGTAATGCCCCCGCATTAAGCATTTCAGCTAATAATCATTGGGATTTTTCAAGTAATGGAGATACTGATACAATAGCTGGATTAAGTGCAAGGGTTGTTTTAGGACAAGAAACTGAAATTGGTAAAATAGGTCTAAGAGTTCTTGGAACTTCACTATTTAATTCAGTATTAGATAAAACAAGACGAAATGAGAAGGTTGAAGAATTCTTAAAAAAACCACTGGAAATATATAATGCTATTGATGAACTATATGTAAGTAAATTAGATTTACCAACAGGTTTAGAAAATTTTATTGGTGGATTTTTCCCAATTTATTTATATTCAGAAATACAGAGGGATGAATATGCACCGAATTTAGGGGATAATTTTTATTGGGATGGAAGTGGTGGCGTTATAAAAATAGGTGATGGTGTTACTATTGAAACAAACCAAACTAATTTAAATAAACGATCATTGTTATATAAGACTCAAACAATGTTTGCTAACTCTAAAATTAAAAGTATTTTATCAACAGTTGAAGATAATGTATCAAGAGGTAGTAATTTAAAAAGAAAGGGTGAAAATGGTCAATATTTTAGAACATGGTCAGCGGCCTCTCAATATAGAAAAATAAGCGATTTACGAAGTGTATTAGAAGATGATGAAAAGGATAAATTGAATGTTACATTAAAACGTTTTAGACCAAGCGGTAGTGAGATATTAGATACAAAGGGTGTGCTTCAAGATAACGGATTTGTTAGGGTTGCTCCCACAATTGGAGATGTGTTTGATAAAACCGACAGTAAAAATGTTAAGAAATACATGTTTTCAATTGAAAATTTAGCATGGAAAGACAGTATTGATTCAATAATAGCTGGAACTTCACAAGACGGCCCTAACGGTGGTAGAATGATGTGGTTTCCGCCTTATGATATTAACTTTACTGATAACACAGGTGTAAATATTGAAAGTAATAATTTTATTGGTCGCGGAGAACCAGTGTATACTTATGTCAACACCGAAAGGACAGGAACATTAGCGTTTAAATTAATTGTAGATAGTCCAAGCTTGGTTGATATTTATAATCAAAATCAAGACAATGAAAAAATAACAGATGATGATTATCATAGGTTTTTTAAAGGTAAAGATATTATTGAAATTGGTGGTAAAACAGGTAACACTACAACCGAAATACCAAACAACCCAATACCAAAAGAACCAACACCAGATAAAACATATAAAACAAGAGTTTATTTTCCAAATAATTTATCTGGAAAAGATTTTAACCCAATAGAAAAACTATTTGAATATTTATATCATGGTAAAGCTGGAAATTATGATGGTGGTAAGGGATATGAAATGATGCTCGGTGAATGGGCTGGTTTAAATTTAAGTGGTGATACTAAATTAAACGATAGTAATTTTTGCTATGTTGTTGATCAATTATTAAAAAAAGAGGACATTGATAATGTTTTTGTAAATAATAATAAAGATAGTTATGCCTATAGTTTAAATTCTGATAAAGCGGATGGTATAGATTATTCATTTATGGAGTTATATAAAACTCTTACTGGTGATACACAAAATACCGAACTTATAAACATGCTTAAAACAGTTAAAAAAATAGAAATAACTGGGTTTGCTAGTTCACACGGAACAAAAACAAAAAATAGTAAAATAGCTACTCAAAGAGCTGAAAGTTGTGCTAAATGGGTTAAAAACAATTTAACTAAAATTGGTAAAAATTTAAAACCTGAAATGATAACAGCTAAGGGTTCAACAGTAGCTGTTGATTTAAAATCTAAAGATATTAATGCCAAAGAAGCTAAATCTGGTAGATATGTTGAAATAAATTTTATAACTAATTCAGATGTTGAAACAATAGCTACGAATAAAGATGTGACATCAGATAAAAAAACAGTTAGTACAAAACAAACAGTTGTTAGTACATTAAAACCAATTCGTGAAAAGAAGGATATGTATATGTTTTCAGCGACTAACCCAAAAGGGGGTAGTAATGAAGGTATATTAAACGATGAATCTAAATTTTTCAAATATAGAGGAAAAGATGAAGATTTTATTTATAAAACGTATGCTGAAAAAATTAAATATTTTCATCCAGCATTTCATAGTACAACACCTGAAGGGTTTAATTCACGTTTAACATTTTTACATCAATGTACGCGTCAAGGACCGACTGGTAATAATATTGGAATGGCAACAAACATGGCATTTGGTAGACCACCTATTTGTGTATTAAGAATTGGTGATTTTTATAATACAAAGGTTCTATTTGATAGCTTAACTATAACATATGAACCATTAGTTTGGGATTTAAACCCAGAAGGTATTGGGGTTCAACCAATGATAGCCAATATCACAATGGGATTTAAATTTATTGGTGGGTCTGATTTAAGCGGTCCAATTGCAAGGCTTCAAAACGCAATAACATTTAACTTCTTTGCAAACACTGGTGTTTATGATGATAGAAATGATAGAAAAAAAGAAAAAACCGAATCGGATAAAACTACTAACACTATCATTGCTGACCAGTATGAAGCTATGTACAACCCAAAGGTTTATGAAATGACAGTTGATGGGACAGAAATTAAACAAAACACTGTAACCGAAAAACCAAAAACAGCCGCAGATAGTATAACTGAAAATGTAACTAAAACACCAGTTAAAACTGAACCAGTAAAACCGTTTAAATCGGCTTATGGTTATACCTATGAAATTGAAAAAACAAGTAATAAAAAACGTGTTGGTGTTTTTGAGGAAAATGGTCAAGTAAATATTTTATATACGCAGTGGTATGATTTATCAGCTGATGATAATGTAATATTATTAGTGGCTAGACTTGAAATGAATGAACCGTTAATGTAAAAAAATAAAAAATGAGTATAGATAGATATAAACAATTACGAACAAACGGTATGGTTAAATCCGTGCCGTTTATTAAATTAAAACAAAAGGGTAGTGATAAAGTTGAAACGTATAAACTTGGTTCTACAAGGTTAGATTTATTATCATATAAATACTATCAAGACCCGAACTATGATTGGTTGATATTATTAGCCAACCCAGAATATGATAGCTTAGAATTTAATATACCAGATAATACCAACATAATAATACCATTTCCATTGGAAGCATCTTTGGTTCAATACAACACTGAGGTTTCTAAATATTTAAGTTATTACGGTATTTAGTTTTAAAAAAATAAAAAAATAGTATATATTATTAAAAAGTTATAATGGGTGAACAAAAAGTAAACGGTAGAATTTTATATTACGATCCAAATGGTGTTAGAACAGATGGTTTTAACAACAGTAGTATATTTAACAGGGATTTAACAAAAGATCCAGAAGATTTATCTATTGCAGTTGATTTGCAAGTTGTAACTAAAAAAAGAGGTTCTGTATATTCAGAAGCAAATGGTACAACAACAACGTGGAGTTTAATTGGAAGTGGAACTAAGGTTAATTTTCTTGGTGGTTCAAATTTGGATGGCGGTAAAAATTCAAACGTTTTAACAGATTTTTTCTCAAATATTGGAGATAAAAAAGATGGTATTGTAGAAAATTTGCCAGAGGCTATGTGTGTTAATTCAATTGATATTGAATTTAGCTCATGGTATGCTGCATCTGTTATTATTTCATTTACAGATGTTAGAGGGGCGGCATTATTTAGTTCAGCTGATTATATAGATTATTTAAAAGATAATAACAGACCAGTAGATGATGGTTATGAAAGTTTTTATAAAACATTTTTTTCATTTCCGTATCCAATGTATAAATTAAAGGTTAAAGGGTTCTATGGAGATGCTGTTACCTATCCATTACACTGCTCCGATTTTAAAGCACAATTTAATGCATCTACAGGTAATTTTGATGTTACAGTAAACTTTATTGGTTACACATATGCAATGTTAAATGATGTTCAAATGACATATTTAATGGCAGCGCCATATTGTGAATATGAAGGACAAGCCTATTGGAAATCACAAATTGAAAATGGTAGATTTAAATCTTCTGAAGGAAACCCATTACCAACACTATATGAATTATTGGCTAAGGTTAAACAGGGTGATTATGAAATAGAAAAAATTTCACAAGGTAATTTATCAACTGGGTTAGAAGCTAAAAAAACACAGTTGTCAGCGGCTACATCTATTATCGAAAATGATTTAAGACAATACGCCATATCAATAATTAACGAATATGGGGGTAAAACTGACACCAACACTATAAGTGTAATAGAAATACCTAAAAAAAAGAACGGAATTGATAATATCATTAAAGATTCGACAATAGCTAAATCAAAGGAGATTGATGAAAAAATAAAAGAATATAAAACCAAATATACTGATTCTAACATATTTACAGAGTATAAAGATATTGAAAATTTAAAATTTAAAATTAACGGTGACACCCAATCATTAAACTTAAAATTTATATCAGATGCTTTTAGTGTAGAAAAAATAGATTTACAAAATCAAATCAATAACAATATGACCGATATTGATTTGAAAAAAAATGAAACTCTTACTAAATCCTACGGTATGACAGCTAACATTTTTAATTATTTTAAAGTGCTGGTTGCTCACATGGAAACTTTTTATTATATGATAGAATCGTGTAGTAAAAACATAGGCATTGATAGAGGATTTGGTTTTATACCTGTTGATAAAACAGATGGTAATGTTCAAAAAGATAAAAATAATAAACCAATTTTACCAGCGTTTCCATGGGTAACAAAAAATGGTAAATTTGATAGGTTAGAAGATGAATGGATAGGCAATTATGATACTAATTTAGAAGAAGTTAAATTTATTGAAAGTTTAATTAAGTCAAAAACAGATATACAAGGAAAAATTAATGAATTAGCTAAGGATAGCGGTCCAGAACCAATAATAACAACACAAAGTACTATTGGGTTAACAATCGGAGATATATGGTTACCAATGCACCCATTTGATAATTCAATCAATTTAATTGGTGGAAAAGAAACATCGCCATGGTCAAAGGTGGTTAAAACAGATAAACAGATAATATATGATAGATTGTATTTAAGAAGTTTATTACCAACATTATTTTCGGGTGTTTCACAAGAAAAGTTAAGAACATCTTATTCTATTTGTGAGGCCTTAAATATATATGACCAAATAAAAGGAGATATAAATTTAGGCGCATCTATACAGACAATGATTAAAGATTTAGATCACAGCTTAAAAACACCTGAGATTAAAGAGGGTACGTTTAACACATCTGGTAAATTAGTTACAAAAACAGAAAAAGCTTCTGAATCGGCATTACCATATGTTAAAATACCTTTTTTTGATGATAATTCAACAAATTTTAAATCATATTTAACAGAACAAAACGTTAATAACACAATTAAAAAAAATAAAAATTGGTTTTATGATTTAGAGAATAAATATGTTAACAGCATATATCATAAGGATAATTTATATAAAGGTCAAAACAGATTCAAAATTGTTAAAAGCGGTTATAAAAATGAATTTCCCGATAAAGTCTATAATGAATATTATAAACCTCTTAAAAATAAAATAGATATAATACTTAGCGGAAAAAACATAGATAAAAATATTTCTTCAATACTTGACAATTATCAATTTGACAATAATAGCAATGAAATAATAACATATGATTTTTATGATGATTATAGTGACACTAAAAGAATAATTAATAAAATAACCAATAATAGACTTGAGACAACGGTAGCAACTAGTGGCGAAATAAAAGATGCTTTTACAGCCGCTGGATTTACCAATAAAAATGATTTTTTCTTTAAAAACGATTTAAATATAGATAATTTATATCACATTTATGGCGGAAATCCTTTAAAAAGTGATAGGGTTATTAAAAGAGAATATAATAAATTAACGTCAACTGAAAAAGATGATTATATTTCTAATTTAACTTATCCTTTTATTGGTGGATATGAATATGCATATAAAGATTTATTTTTATCAGATGCTAAAATACCTTTTTCGTTATTTGGTCACCCGTTTTATTATGCACAAACTAGTTTAACTGGGACGACAGATGAATATTTAACATCTTTTTTATTTTTAAATTCATTGAATATAAACATATCCAAAATTGAACAAGCTATTTTAAATAACAGGGGTGAATTAAATGAATATAACTGTTACAATAGGAGTGGTTATATGAAACGAATTCCAAAAGCAGGTGCTTTATTGGTTGGTGGAATGTTATGGAGATACATGAATTATAATTATAATTTTAATAATTATGGCAGTTTAATTCAAGTACCTAAAAAAACACAATATTTTACCAAAGATGGTACTTTATCATTTTCTCACCATATTGACGACTATGATATTAGTACTTTATTTATTAAATACGGAAACGAAGATGAAGATAACACAGCACCTGTTTTAGACTGGGCTGAGGTAAAATTTTTTGTTGATTTATTTGTAAAATTTACTCTCAATGAATGGAAGACTATTAAGGAAAAACTTGAATTACAAATAAATGTTGGTAATGGCCATAGAAGAGCATTACCAAATGATATTGTTGATATTTGTAAGAAAATAAAAGACATAACTAAAAATGAACAAGACAATAGCGTTATAAATAAAGAAGTTTTAAATTTATTTTATAACAAGGAAAATGGTAACATAAAAAATTATGTTAACATAACTACATCTATAAAAAGTGATACAATAATACAACCACAATATTTAAAACATTATCAAACACTTTTATTGGTTAATAAAGATGGAACTGAAACGGTAAATAAAATATTACATTTATTATTTGAAGATTGTGTATTAACCTATTCTGGAAATATACAAACAGTAAATTTACCAGCTCAATCTAGGACACAAGAAACTACATTAGCATCTATAAATGAACATTTAGCACTTCTGTTAAGAAATCCATCATATGCATCTAATTTAGGGTTAGAAAACTCGTTAACAACAACAAATGATAAAAAAACAATAGCATCTGTTGATTATAATGAAGATTTAAGATTGACAACATACACATATATCAAAACATTATATGATAAATGGGTTAGCGGTTGGTTAGGTAAGGATGGGAAACCATATAAATGGATTATAAATGAAAACCCACCACCAAACGGTAAAATATTCAAGGCAATACCTGAAACTGTTGGTAATTCGTATATTAAGAATTTTAGGTTTATTGATAGATCTCACAATGATATTGGTATTGATATGCTAATAAATTATAGAAATGCTATAAGTGGATTATATGATTCTGCGACACAAAAAACATTGTTTTCAGCAATGACAGATGTGTTGCAACAAAACCAAATGTTATTTCTACCAATGCCAAGTTATCAATCATTTGATGATATAGATGATTTAGTTAAAGTATTTGATCCAATACCATTTTCAAATTCAAAAATGGTTAGTGAAGATGATGACTTAGATTCAGCAATGTATTTGTGTATGTATGCTGGTAGGCCATCTTCGCGTTTAAATTTAGGTTCTAATAGCCCATTGGCGGACGATGGTTATCCGTTAAACGAACCAACAGCTGTAAATGCTAATATACCGAAAGATTTCTTTACTATTGGAGATAATAAAGCAACTGTTCCAGCAATAGCTGTAAATTTTGGGCAACAAAATCAACAATATTTCAAGAATTTCAGTTTGAATATGTCAAATCCAAACACAACAGATGCTTCTATACAGGTTTTAAGAAATTTAAATGAAAGAGCTAACCAAAATTCAACAGTAGAGCCAATAGGGCAAGATATGTTCAGTTTATATTCACAATATTCATATACTTGCGATGTGGAAATGATGGGTTGTGCTCAAATACAACCAATGATGTATTTTCAATTATCAAATATACCGATGTGGAATGGGGCATATATGATTTATAAAGTTAAACACTCAATTAAACCAGGAAACATGTCAACTAGTTTTACTGGTATGAGAATGGCTAAAACATATCCAAAACTTATAACTCAAAATATGATTTCGTTTAAACTTTCTGACTCTTTGGTTGGTTTAGAGGATTCGTTAGAAGCAGTTAACAGTGGAGACCCAAATAAAATGATTAGTTTTGGTGTAGATGATAAATTTAGAGAAACGGATCATTTTAAAATTATAGATTATAGAAAAGGTAGAAGTGAACCTA